GCTTGGCGGCTTTGACTTCAGCCATAGCTTCTGCTTCGTCTTCATCAAGCATCGCACCCATGGGGCGCTTACCTTCGATAGCCAAAGGTGCAGGGGTCACAACGCCATCAGCGGCGGCAGGAGTAACGGACACCGCCTTGTCTGCGTCCTTAGACAGAGCTTGCTCTTGGGCAATCACGTACTCTGCGTCAGTCAACCAACGCACAGGGGCGAAGATCAGCTTGGGAGACTCAGCCTTGGTGTCGAACTTCATACGAGTCACGATGGCATCCAAGTTAACAGGAGGAGTCTGAGCCGCCATGTAGCGGGCGTAAGCCTGCAATGGGCGCTTCTCGCCTTCTTCCTTGCCAAAGATAGATGTAGCAGGCAGAGTCACTTGCAACACATCGCCTTCGGGGTTGTTCGCCAAGACCACAGCCAAGCGCTGTTGGTAACGGCATGCACGACTTTGACCATTGCCAGACCCAGCGATGTTCTGTGGGCAAGCGGCACAGCTTGATGCTTGCTTGTTACGCACGCCTGCATCGGGCTTCTCGCCATCAGCAGATGTGCAGTCAGGGGCGGCTGCAGCCGCGTCTTTGTCGTAGGAGCCAGCGTAGAAAATACGGCTGACCTTGGGGGCGGCTTTAACCACAATCACATCCAAGTGGCGGTCTTCGATGGATGCCACTTCCTTGCCGCCTGCAAGCAGACGGAACACGCCACCCTTGATGGAGACGCGCTTCATGCCGGCACTGGTGTTAACGCCACCGGCCAGAGCCAAAGTAGTTGCAGAAAGCTCAGCGTTCTTAGCAAAGGCTGGCACGTTTGAGGGGTTGAACATTGCAATGTTGCTCATTTAATTTCCGATTAAGTTGGTTTGCGTACAGAGATGTCGAACTCAGATGTTGAGTTCAGACCGGGCGGTACGACCCCGGGGTTTTCTTCCAAGAACTGAGCCATGTTGGACTGCGCAATGCGCTTCTCAAAAAGCTCTAGAGCGTGGTTGTCAATCACAAACTGTTTGAACGAGTCCCAGTCTTGTGTGTAGTAGCGAGTTTTGACGGACATGACTGCCGTACCCTCGGTAGTGCGAACTGATGTGACGCCCATCGCCTTCATCTGTTCCTTGATCGCGTTCTTGATCTCGTCCTGTTGCGCCTTGAGTACTTCAGCTTGTGTGTCGTACGCTTGGGTCAGTTCGGTCATACGTGTACGTAGCTTGCGGTAAATTTTTACCAGCTTGTCTAACGGTACTGCTTCTTCTTCCATTGCTTCTCCTGTGTAGTTATTTGTCTAAGGTTGGACAGTTTACATGTAATTTCTAGCGTTGCAAGCCCCTTTCAAGATTTAATTTCAGTTTCGAACATGTCGGTCAGTAGTAAGTTATCACTAACTTTCCCTGCCAACGCATTAAACATCTTCTTCTCAATCGCGCTACCCTGAATATGAATCACAGTAACTTTGTCTGAGTCCTGCCCCTTGCGGTCAGCACGGGCACAGCACTGGATGTACTGCTCTACACTCATGAGTGGCCCATAGAACACCACAGTATCAGCGGCAGTCAGCGTGATGCCGTGCGCAGAAGCTGCGGGTTGCATGACCAGCACCCTAGGGTTAGCCTCAGTCTGGAAGCGATTGATAGTTTGCCCACGTTTAGGGGGTGTGATATCTCCGTGAATGCACTCATTGACAATCCCCTTCTTGGTGAGGTAGTTGTTGATGGTGTCGATGGTGCTTCGGAACAGAGCGAAGATGATGATCTTGCGCTCGGTCTCCTCCAGTATCTCCTCCAGTACCGCAAGCCTAGGGGCTGAGTCAAACTCAACAACTTCCTTGTCGTCTGTGTAGGCCGCGCCACAACTGATCTGCAAGAGCTTACTCACACCAGCGGCGGCATTGACTGCCGTGATGGTTTCCCCTGCGGTCTGCACAAGCATGCGCTCTTTGAGAAGGTTGTAATACTTGGCCTGCTGTGGTGTCAGGGGGACTTCACGCGTCATGGTAACGACAGGCGGCAAGTCTAAGCACTGTGCCTTGGTGTAGCGTATCGCAGGCTGGAGAGCCTCATGCACCTTGTCCTTGGCATCAATCTTCGGAGCCCACTTAAACATCGTCAACTTGTTCATGACTTGATCGCGCCATGCTGTGAAGAACTTAGGCACACCTTCGGGATTGACTAGCTTGGCCAAGCCGTACGCATCCACTGGTGACTGTGATGCCGGCGTTCCTGTCATCATCCACAGGTAGGTGTTGGGAGTCAGGATAGAGTTAAGCGCCTTCCATCTACGAGTGGTGATCGTCTTGTATGCGTTAGCCTCATCCACAATCACAAGATCAAACCGGCCATCGTTACGCACCTCATCAGCGATAAGGTTCAGCCCTTCGTAGTTGGCAATAACAATCTCGTAGTCACGCTGGATCATCTCGATGCGCCGACTAGCCTGAGCATGGTGCGCGATAACGGCAGAGCGGTGTATGACGCTGTTGTTGATGTCCCCCATCCATGCGCTGTGCATGATCGACAAGGGGCACAGGACAAGAACTCTACGCACCTTACCGAGCTTCATCAAGTAGTCAGCCGCCCACAGAGCAGACAAAGTTTTACCCGTGCCCGGCTCTGAGAACACGAAGGCTCTCCTGTACAGCGTGAGGAACGCTGCCGTCTCGATCTGATGCGCCATGGGCTTGTAACGCCCCGGCCAGTCGTAGCGCCTAGTGATAGGCGATGGCACATTTTTAACACCTAAGTTACGCAAGACCCGCGCTTCGTCAAGTCCCCAATACACAGCCACGTCGTAGCCACCATCCATGCGCTCGACGATCTTGTGTTTGGGTATGACTTTGTACTTATTCGGGTTCCTTGTGCGTAAGACTAATGCTTTGTCTTCGATGATTTCCATTGCTTCTCCAAGCTATTATTTTCCGTTGTCGCTCTGATTGGCGCTCTTACTACGTAGGCGGGTATTGCCTGCTACTGACTTACCTCCGGCACGTAAGGGCTTGATGTGATCGATGTCCTTGCCTGCACGATCAACCCCCTTCTTGTCATAAGCACGCCGTGCTTTTTGACGCTCGATCTGATCGGCTGTCTCGCCTGTTTTCTTTTGCAGTTTGTATGCGTGTTTGTAGTCACGCTTGCCGTTGGTCTGTGTCATGTTATACCTCTGTCAGCTTGACGTTAAAGTAGAAATTGGTAGTACCGCGAATCTGTTGTGCGCGAAACCCAGATTCAACCATTGCTTGGATCAGCGCCTCGTTACTGATGTATGAGCCAACTTGTCGCTCTGCTAAGTGCTTGAGGCCGTAGCTCGAGATGCGTCTGTTGATTGTCTTGCGAGGGCGAGCGAAGCCTTCGTTAATCCAGAACTTAGCGTTCTTAACTTCTACTGGTGATGCTTCTAACATATCTATCTCCTAATGTTTAGGGTTGAACTCGCATCCGGTGACCTGACACCATCCGCATAGTGGGGTTTGATTAGGGTTCCATACATCCGTCTCAAAACATGATTCAAGACGCGCAGTACGCTCACGGTACTTCCACCAAAAGGCTTCGGCTTGATCGCGTGTCATCTGCATCTTGACCATATCATCTTTGACAATGAACAGCAACGCTGAGTTGACCTTGCGGATGTGGGGGAAGTGCGCAAAGACCATAAGCGACATAAGCACAAGTTGATCCCTGTCGGGGTACTTGTTGTTGCCGGTCTTCCAATCTCCCACCCACGCCGTAAGGTTGTCATCGTTAACGATCAGGATGTCGGCAATGCCTCGAACCCAAACGTCAGCAGACTTCCAGCCCGTAGGCTCTAGGTCTACAGTTAACGCCATCTCATGCTCAGCAAGCACTCGGCCTGATTTGCTCAGCATGGCGTCCACTACAGGCAGGAACTGCGCATACTCAGGCGGTATTGGCGTCTTGTCCCTGATGTAGTCTTCGATAGCCTTGTGTACCTGATTGCCGTAACGCGTAGCCTCAGTCTCTTGGAAGGGGTACTTCTTCAAAACCTTGACCTCGTGATACCTGCGTTGACAGCCTTCAAAATCTTTGAGGCTGCTGTGTGACCATGCTGGTTTTTTCATTCGAACTTCGCTGTGTTAATGGCTTCTGTTAATCGGTTGGCAAACTTGGTGACAAACGCTTCGTTGGAGTTGAGCCTGTGTTCGCCCATATCTTTGAGAATTGTGTGCACTACTTCATGCCAAAACGTATCTGCGATCTGCTCTGGCTTGAACTGCTTGCCTGTGATGTTACTTGTTCGTCCTAGTCGGATGCGTTGCTCATCGTAATGAACCCGCCCCATGTCACGCTTGTCAAGCATGGCTTCAACTACTTCAACTGAGTACCACCGCCTACCTACTCTTATTTTTGTTGGTAACTTCAATACAGCTTCTCCTTGTTAACTCTTGGCTAACCCATAACGACGGTGCGCGCCACCGTCAGCGTCCAATGGAATGCCCGGCATATAAGGCGGCTCCATAGTCATTTGAGCCAAGACCCAAGTCTTAGCTTCTTGCACCTCTGCATCAGGAACCACGACGATCTGCTCGTCATGTACTGTTCCCGCCACAAAGTACCTCTTTGCAGTTCGCACCATACCATCTGTCATTACGCATCTCGCTACGCCCTGCGTGACATTGTTGGTTATCTTGCCTGCATATATCTTAGTACGATCTTGGCCGTATGTCCACTCCAGTTGCTCTTTATTTGTTTTTTCATCTTTGTAGCGCCTGATGTTAAGGTCAGGGTACAACAGCTTCATGCCCGAGGGTAGCTCGATCTCGCCCTTGCGGTAGATCAGGCACTTGTGCTTGTACTCACGCCCCTTGTACAGGCACTCACCGATAAGCTGTGTGTTCAAATCCCAGAAGTCCACGACAGGCGTAGCCGTAGCGCGGTACTTGTCGATGATGGCCTTGGATGCTAGGCAGTGAATGACTAGCTCCTTGGTTGTGCATGTGTGTGGTATCTCTTGTAGCTTTTCTACGTTCACATCCCAGTCAAGGAACTTCTGCGCCATGGCTTGGGTAACACCAAGTTTCTTTGCAAAGCCCAAATCGTACCGTTGCGGTGGCGCCCCCAGAAATCCCGTGAGAAGTTGTGACGCGAACGCTGCCCACCCCAACCCATAACCGCAACCGAGCAATGCGCTCTTCGCAGACTGCCGTAGGTCAGGGTGGCTTTCCTTACTAAGTCCGGGTATGTTAAACATCTGCGCACCGAACGCGGCGTAAGGGTCGCCTCCAGCCTTGAAGATGTCAAGCATGTCCGTGTAATCTGAAAGCCATGCAAGTACTCGCGGTTCAATCTGCGAGAGATCCCCGACGACGAGTTGATGCCCCTCGGGAGCCATAATCGCTTTGCGTAGGAACGAGCCTCGCTTGAGGTTCTGCATGTTGATGGCCGAACCCTTGCTTGCTGTCCACCGGCCAGTTTGCGCACCGTAGTATGAGAGAGGTACTGGTAAGGCGCCACGTTGGCTAATGTCAAGGAATCTCTGAGCCCTTGTACGCTCGGTTGTCGATTTAACCCGAAGACGCGCTTCACAAAGTAGGGCAACGTCTTCACGTTCACCATTAAGGAGCGCTTGAAATAGGGCATCGTTTTTAGCAAGTGCGAGAGTTTCTTTGCCGGTCGTCTTACTTGTCTTGGTTGGCGGAACCACATTGAGTTTCGCAAGTAGTGCAGCAAACTGCGGATTCGATGCCAGCGCAGTCTCTTCCACGCCGAGTTTTTGTAATAGGGCTTCACGTTTTTCTCTTTCATCTAGTATGGCGTCAGTCAGCATGTTGGGGTCAAGCTGCAAGCACGCACGGGTGTACATCTTCAGAGTCATGTCGATGAGCCTTAACTCCTTCGATGGATAGGATACAGCCAGCCTTGTGAATATTTCTTCGCACAGAAACACATCATGTTTGCAGTACTCAGCGAGTTCTCTTTCGAGCGTGGCGTCCAACTCGTGAACTCCATTAGTTGAATAAACGGCGGTGCCTTTTTCTGCAAGTCCAAAATCCTTTGCGAGTCGGGCGAGACTGTTACCAACTTCCACGCCCCGTAAAGCTCGCGCCATCGATAGCGTGTCGAAGATGAAACATGGTCGGGCGTTGTACTTCCACTCCATAATTGATACATCGAACTGTGCGTTATGGGCAAGCACTGCGGTTCGTCCCCAGTCGACCCCATCAAGGTACTCACGTAACTCTGCGTCTCCAAACCATCTAATTGGTTCATCGCTTCCGTATACATGGACGCAAGCTCCGAACGCTCTGAATTTATCATGGCGTATGTACTCCTCTGTTGTCATTTTGCTGAGTGTGTAACCTTCCTTGGTGTCCCAGTAGGTTTCGAAGTCGATCGTCAAGATCGTGTCGTATGGTGCGCTCATGGTCTTTTCCCGCAGTGGTGGCACTGCATAAAAAAGAATGGCTTGCGTTTACCGCAGTTGTGGCAACAGTTGTATGTCATGTGTTCTTCTCCTTGAGTTTGGCTTCTATGGCTTTAGCAAAATCCCAACCGCTTACAGACGCGCCATGCTCTGCAAACTTGTAGTAAATGGCATTCCATTCCTCATCTGTCAGCCCAACCCATGTGCGCTGTGGTGTTGTGTAGAGAGGCGCTCCCGCAGACCCATCAGTTACTTCACGCCAAATGCCATCCGTAAACTTGGCAAACTTACCCACAGGCTCTTGCTCTGGCTGCGCCAAGGCTTCTTTGATATGGGCTTCAAGGTCTGCGGTTCCGCACTCCGAATTTTCCACAAATTCAAGCGCCAGCTTCAATGCTTCGTCTTTAGTCAATTAAAGTTCTCCTTGGGTGGTGCGTCTAGGAAGTTTAGAAAGCCGAAAAAATCGTTTGCCGCCAACATGAGTTGCGACGCCTCCATTGCATCACAGTTCAACGTAACGACTCCTGCTATGGCATCTTCAGCGCGGCCAAGGATGACCACGCCTTGCGCTTGCCCCTCTCCATAGCACATCACCAGCTTATGGATCAGTAGCTTGAAGTGGGCTTGCTCTTCGTCAGACATGGCCGTCACCCTGCGGTGCAGTTCAGCTT